TGCCTTTTCTTACTAGGTTGTACAGCTTTGCTTTTTCTGCTTTTGTCAGGTTAGTAGGGGCACCAGTATGGAACAATTTCTCGTCTCCTGATGCTGCTGCTTGTCTCAGTTTAGAGGCAGACATACCCTCGGCACCTGGAGCATCGGGATCCCTTTGACCAGCACTTACCACTTTTATCGAATCGAACGAATATTCTTTGTCGTTGTATTTGTTCAACAAAGTGCTGTATTCGTCTACCCTGTCAGAACCTGCTACAATGGTTACTTGCTTGTATCCATCACGTTGAAGTTCCTTCATCAACTCAATAATAGTTCGTGAGGTAGACGCCTTGACAATAGAGCCAAATGATTTTTTTGAAAATAAGATTTTGTCACGATACTCGAGAGGATCTTTTTTAGGATCTTGAGTGTGACTGAGGTAGACCTTAGGATCAGCGCGTTCCGTTTTTGCAACGGAGATAACCTTGCCAACAAGTTTTTCGTGACCTATGGTGGGAGGATTAAATCTTCCCCAAGATATGACTGCTTTTTTAGACACTGTAGTATCCTAGACGAATAACATGATTTTCGTGTCTAACAAAGACTAATGCTGAATTTTTCATAACACCTCGAAGGTTTACCTTGGCCTTACTTCTGATGTATTTATAACGATTATTGCCATCCTTTCAAAACATCTGGTGAAAAGTTAGCCTTGGAGAATTCTAATCTATCAACTATTTTCACTGCTCGTCCTATATGATCAATAGCTACAAAACCTTCTTGGTTTGTCACTTCGAAACCTCTTTTGGTTTTCAAGAAAGTTCCTATCCTGGATGCATTATTCATTTTATTAATAATCAGCTGCTTAGCTTGAACCATTAAATTCATTAAACGAAATATGTTAACAAGGTCGTTAGTATTCTGAAACACCTTTTTCAGGACCTCATCGCGTTTTCCAATCCAAAGATTTTTTGTTTTTTGTTGGGCTTTGCTATCTATTTCTTTTTGATACCAGCTCATAATATAATCATACAATCCGCTGACGTGCTTTTGAGGTTCGGGAAATGGTTCACCTGCTCTCACAAACGTATTGTTGAAGGTTTTTATCTTTTGTTTCAGCTCCTCATCATCTCGAATTGTGTTGAGAGCTGTGCTTGATATGTTTCTAAAGAGACTGCCTGCTTGCGAGAGTATCTCTGTTACTTGCTCTGTTTCTTCTTCTGTGAAAGTAGCATTACCTGATACATCTCTGTACGTTGCATCATCCATCCACACTGCTCTGCTTCTTTTCATTTTGGCTACAATTCCTTCGCCAAAACTTGCTGTCATGTTTTGTATTTTGTTTCCTGTATACGTTGTATGCCAAACAACACCAATTTTTGATCTTGCAATTTGACGCCCAAGTTCTGTGTTAACTGGTACAACGTACATTATTGTGTTAGGTTGAAAACTGTAGTACTTTACTCCGTCAATAGTATTGATTTCAATATCAGACTTAGTGAACATTAAATCGCCTTGATAGACGCCTTTCTTTATACCTAGCTTGGAAAATTCTTCAAAAGCAACCAGGAATTTTGTTTGCAAGTCACCTGAAAGTGTACTGAGAATGTCTTCTTTATTTTTAAACAACTGAGGGTTGACGTTGAATATCCCTTTTTTTGCTATAAAAAATTTACCATCGGATGGGTCTATTCCTGCAAATATGGCAGGCGCTCCATCCCACTTGACAGTAACATTGACTTTGCTCTTTGACCGGCCTGCAAGCATATCTCTCAATGATCGAAGAGAATTAATTGCCAACCGTGTACCTTCCACCCCGTCATTGAAGATCATATCCTCTAAGTGCTCCATGTGGGTGTTCTTTTCTTCTTTCAAAAATGAAGCAAATTTCAACATTTTATTTTCCTAACTTACTTTTAAAAATGGTCCAGCAGAGTCATATTCTTTTTTCGCACCGTAGTATAATGCAACGAGAAAATCTTTTAGTTTTCTCTTTTTCTCTATTTCTTTAAATATAGTCAACCATTGAAAGCATTGGAGCTTAGCTGATAGTTGGGAAGCAGTTCTATTATTATTTTGTTCCAGTTGTATTGCTTGGGTAAGAGTCTTTTGCCAGTTTTGTTTGCCAAAAGATATTTTACTTCCACCTATTGTGATGTTCTGCAAAGCCTTTTGCTCGTCAACATATTTTTTAATATCAGCTTTAGTGAATTGCCCTACCTTGGGAATATCGGTACCCATTCTTCGTTTCAAGTTATAGGTGTTCAAAAAAGGGTCTATTGCTTGCTGGGCAGATACTTTACCTAATTTAGCAGCCTCACCTGACCCTGTCATATCCATCTGAGTACTTTCTCTAACGCCTCCCGAGAACGCTCGTATTTGAACATTAACTACGCTGTCTTTAATTTGTAACTTAAATGCCAATTCGCCTGTAACAAATTCACCCTGGGTATTGAGATCGAGATTGAGGCTTATACTGTCTTTAATTATTGCTATATCACTAAGCGGCTTCTTTTTCACCACATTCGTTTCTTCTACTGAGACGCTTCTTTTACCAAGTTTCTTCAATGAAATACCAATTAAATCTTGCTTTACAAATGACTGTCTCATATAATCATTCAATAAGTCAAGTCTTGCAGCGGGTTCAATTTCTGCCACACCTATTGCTGCAATGTCCTTCTTTATTTTATCTTCTTTGGTTTTACGAACACAATAGATATCAGCTGGGTTCCACGAATCTTTGGTTCTCACTCCGCATTTTTTCAGAGCCACATCTTCAACAAAAGGCATTATTCCTTGATCTCTAGAGAAACTGTATCCTTTTGTTTTTAAATACGAGTCTATTGCTTTTGCTTGTCGTTCAAACGTATCAATCCATTCATCGTCAGCGTTTTCATAAACTTTTTTTAATTGGGCGGCAGTGGGAAACTTACTAGTTTGTACAAAAGTCTCACAATAAAGTCGAGTAGCGTTTTCTTGCTTTGCTGTTTCAACAGCATCCATTCCACCGCCGTTTGCCTTACCAGAACCATTGCCAAAGCTTATCTCTATTCCTTTCAAGCTAATATTGGACTTTTCTATCTTTCTTTTCAGCTCTGTTATATTGACCTGCTCTTGGACAGACCGTGGTACTTTTATCTTGTTTAAGTTTGTTGTTGGGTCCAGTATAATTGTTTCCCCATAATTCTTTTTTACAAACTCATATATTAAGCTAGCTTGATCGCCAAAAAGTTTTCTCTTGCTTGTAATTTCTTGTACGGACTTGGGCCGAAAATTATAAGCCATTATTTTATCCTGAGACGATATTGTTATTAATATCGTATATTTATAATAGCAAAAACCCGGCTGAGCCGGGTCTCTGTTATTATCTTACTCAAGAACTTTAGATGTCGTATATGCCATTGTTATTGGCATGTACCCATCCGTTGTTTGCATTCGAGTAGGAACGCAACAGCCTCTGATTCTGAAACAAACCAATGGCATCGCCTTCTTTAAAAGACCACGATGCACGATCCATTTCTACATAAGCCTTTTCAAGGGCAAAATCATCTTTCTTCTCATCAAAGGAGAAACGACTAACTGCTTTATTATTTCTCATCACAATAACATTAATCATTGATAGTCACTTCCGTTTCATTCCAATCCAACACTCCTGTAGTAAAATCAGAAGCAGAGTTGTTAACCGTTGCCATTGTTGTATTCATCGTATCAAAATTGAGATTCTCGCCCGATGATAAAGTATACGTAAATGGTTGGGAACTACCAAAGCTGATAGTAATTGTTTCTGGTGCTTTGTTTTTTGCTTTAAAGGTCAATACATTGCTGTCATTAGACATAGTTACTCTCACGAATTTCATCATACATGTAGTGATATATCTCACCGTACTTTACCACAAATTCCTCATAATTCAGGTTATGAAGCGCATCTTCTGTCATCTCAATATGCAAATCGCTCATCTATACTCTCCATTTCTTCATTCATTATAGCTATTATAGCATGGTTAGATCATAAAGTCAACAGTTATTTAGAACAATTGACTGAAATCCTTCTTATTTTTACGATCAAACACCGGTATACTGTCGTCATACTGCGGTTCTTGGACGATATCGTCCTGAGCAGACTGTTCTACATCATATAACTTCATCTTGGCACGGTCAACACCTATCACGAACCTCTTATACGTGGTTGGATCATTATATCTATTCTTCAGTTGCTTTACCATCAATTGGTTCAAGCGCTCAAGCTCTTCAGTACTAATCAATGCAAACATGAAGTCGGCCGTAGCTGGTAATCCAAAAGATTCAGAAGTATCCGTCAAATCTACATCGGAGTTAGAAAAACCTGATCTTGTTGTCTGAGTAGCACTAAAGATCGGAACGTCTTTCTCAACAGCCAATCCTCGAAGTTCTTCAGCGATAGATTTTATCAAGGAGTAGGTGTTAACTGAATTACCCAGTCCCTTTATTCGAGAAGAGGCACATATGTTCAAGTAATCGATGTATATGATGTCAGGTACGAATGCTTTCTTCACTTTAAGCTCATTGATAAGATGTCTAAAATGACCTACGTGAGCGCCAGTAGTAGGATATTCTTTAACAATCAGCCTCCCCAATGTCTTTTCTCTAATCTTAGCAATCTTCTTGTTATAGGCTTCTTTAGGAAGATTGGCAAGTTCATCCAGAGGAATGTTCATTAGGTTAGCATCAATACGCTCAGCAATCCTTTCCTCAGCCATCTCCATAGTAATGTAAAGAACGTTCTTACCTTCCATTAAATTATTTGCTGCAAAGTGACACATGGCAAGAGATTTACCAACACCAGTACCAGCCAAAATTATATTAAGAGTTTTACGTGGTATGCCACCCTTTGTAATTAAGTTCAAATACTCAAGATCAAATGGTACTCGTTCCTCAACCCTATGATAGTAATCGTAGCGTTCTTCGTAATCATTTAAGAAATCGTGTCCTACAGTGTTATCGAAACTTACTGACAGTGCATCAGAAAGAATAGATGGAATTGCATCTCTTGCTTTATTCTTATTTTTTCCATCAATGATATGGATACTTTCCATAATAGCATTATAGATAGCTTTTTCCTGACAGAATTGTTCCGTCTTATCTACCAGCCATTCATGCTCATGATCAGTATCTTCGTTTTTGAAAGAATTGATTAACTGCACTGTTGCATTATAGTCAGACTCGATAATCGTCTGATCATTAGATAGCTCAATAAGTAACGTGTTTATATTCGGTACGTTACTATATTCATCCATGTAGCTGTGAATCTTGTTGAATAAGATTCTTTCGGATACATTTTGAAAGTACTCGGCCTTGACAAACGGTACAACTTTACGTGCATACTTCTCATCTTTTGTCAGATTACTTAATATCGTTATTTCCACTTGCTTCCCTAACCTGATCGCTGTTTGTTATAATATCGAACAAAATATCGCCTATGGTATGCTCGAATTCTTTTTTCACATCATCTGACATATCATGTTGTTCCAGACTCATTTGGTATTTAAATGAATCGGGAACTTCCTTGAGATCGTATGAGTAAGAAAGATTTATACTTTCATCTTCATTAGCATCTCCGACTGATACCTGATGATACTGGTATATAAAATTTGCAAATTTACCTTCTAAAATACGAATGAGTGCAGTTTCCTCCTCAGGTGTGAAGATGGTTTCGTATTTGTCAGTCATTGTTTCCACAATTTCCTCCTATTTTTTCTGCTAGTTTTTCAATCTGTTCATCTGTAAGAAATGTTTTAACATGTATGTCTGCATCAGTCGGTTCTTCAAATATCTTGTTTGTATCTTCAAAACGACTGTGCTTTATTGTATCCAACCATATAATAATATCAGCGTCAAATAATAAACGTGTTTGATTGGTAGGTGCGACAAAATCACATATGGCAGATCTGTAGTGATCGTTTTCGAAATCCGCAAGATTTTTCATTCTAAGAGACTGTCGCAATCTACCGGCCGCACTGAAATCCCAATCATTTGCAGCACCTCTAATAACATCAGCATTGAAATATGCACAGTTTTCAATATGGCTGGCTAATCTTTGTGCTAACCAAGTTTTACCTGAACCAGGTAAACCCATGACTAAAATTTTCATTCAGAGTCATCATCCTCATAACCTTCCACTGTATCGACACCACCATAAAGAAACTCAGAACGCACAGCTACTTCAATCTGATCCAATATTTCTTTAGTAAAATGCTTTTCAGGATTTTCGTTTATGTTCTTACCAAACACCTTAGAGCCATCAGGCATCTCATAACGAGTCGATACTTTCTTAATTATACCATATTTTTCAGCAATGGGCAACAGACCATAATATCTATCCAGTCCCTTATCATATGTCAGAAGAACTTCAACTTTCTTATTCTCTTTAGTGAAACGAGACTTCATCATATTACATCTAATAATATTTCCAATTACATCTGTGCCATCTTTTTCTTTTTTCTTCGAGAGAAATATAATCTGCGAAGCTGTGTATTTTAGGCCGCTGCCTCCGCTCATTTCTTTAGTTGGTATGTATGAACCAACAACCTCATAGACATGGTTAGTAATTATAAGCGGTACATTGATCTTAGCAAGCTTTAGATTCAATACGCGGAAAGTAGCTTTCAGTACCTGTGCTTTAGTCATATCACGAGTTTCAGCACCCGTAGAAGTATCTTCTACTTCTTTTGTTGTAGATAGCTGACCCAGTGAGTCAAGAACCATCATCATAGGTGGTCTTTTACTTTCAGGTGTTTTGGAATAATTATCTATAATCTGTAGACTGGTATGTCTAAATTTCTGAATAGTCTCTGGCTCTGATATGATAACTCTCTTAACATCAATCCCTCTTGATTCCATCATACCTTTAGTAACAGCAGCTTCTGTATCAAAATAGAAAACAGCCCCTTCAGGGTTATCATCAAGAAAGCGTTTTACAATTCCCATTGCAAAGAACGTTTTACCAGTTGCAGATTCTCCAGCAAAGGCAGTAATTTTATTATTGGGAATACCTCCGTAAATACTTCCCGACAATGCTGCGTTAAGGATGTACGACCCTGTATCAATGGTACCTGAAAACTCAGAGCTGTTTAAACCATCCTCTGCCATAGTGGTATTATCGTCTTTCAAATCTTTTACAATATTACGAAAAAAGTCAGTCATATATTCTCCAATTAATTTTTTTCCCAGGGAAAACAAACCCAGTCTTTGTTGTATGTTTTAGCGCCAGCAAAATCACATTCAAACTCGCTGTACATCTTTTCAATGATGCAGGCTGTAACACCTGCTTTGTAGTATTCCTTTATTGTCTTAAAGGTTTTACCAGAATCGTTGATGTCGTCGACAAATACAACGACACCGCCGTTTTGTATTGCTTCTGTAATAACAGGATTTGGTATTTGTTTTGTTCCATCCCGCGTTTGCCATATCAGCGTTTCAAGGGGGACATCGAGGGCATGTGATAGGTGCACAGCAGGTACAAGACCACCCCTTGCTATGCCCACAATCAGAGTTGGCTTATGTAAAGCTATTACAGAAGCCATGTTGATACAGTATCTTACAACATCATCATAGGTCAATATTAGTTTATTCATATTCATCTCATCAATCCAACATATAGTACTATTATCCCACATGTCTTTCATAATTTCAACTCTTTTTATTTAAAAAAGTCAATATCAGCGTCCATTGAAACATCCTCTTCAATCCACTGATCGTGTACAACAGCAGCTACTTTTTTGGTAGTAATTTTGTTTGTATTTTCTTTAATAGAAATGTTGGCAGCAACCAGAAGAAGGACAGCGAGAGGATCGAAAACAAATATAATAATAAGAATAACCCACCTAATAGCCCCATCAAGAGTGGCCCTGTCAGGGTTATCACCGTAAAACAACTCTGCAATATAACGTATTGGACCAACCTCAGCTTCGATAAAAAGCTGATCCTTAGATAATTCCAATCGATTGGATTGTAGCTCAGCCATAGAATTATAAGCATTGTCAATAATGCTATTAAGTAGTTCTCGTTCATCTCTTTGACTCTCTCTGACAGCAATTGCACCATCAGTTCCTCTGACACGTTCATTGTTTAACAGCGATTGGACAGACTCGTCCAGTTGGGATATTACTACATTGGCATCATCGATACGCGTTTGTTCTCTTGCAATACGCACGTCTAGTTGCTCTATTACAAGTACGTTGTCGCCAAGACCTATTGTTTGATCTATATGGGCTTTGGAGAGAAATCCAAAAATACCCATTGATGTGATGAACATTAAAAGAACAACAGCCAAAGTCAAATACGCTTTTAACAAAAAGGGTATTCGCTGCCAGTTTTGATATAGCCACGAAGCTGCTACCAGTTTACCAACTTCGAGAGAAGCCCCCATTATCATAACAGGTATTTTTGCTGCAGCAAATATGGCAGTGAGTCCCACAATACTGTACCAGGCTGCAACACCTGAAATGAGAAGAGCAACTGCAAGTACTAGATAAGGCATTGGCTTATCAGCTTCTCGTTATTTCTAGTAACTTGTCTATTTGAATCTGTATTTTCTCTTGCCGGTTGGGCCATCGTATATATTCTTTGTCTGCTGTTTTCAGCAGATTGACCAGCAATGGCATAATTAATTTTTCAACTTCTACGAGCTTGCCTCTTATCTCTTGCTCTGTTGTGGATTTAACGACATCGAATTCATCATCGAGATTAGACAGTTTCATGTTAAGGCCATTAATGACAGCCATCATAGTATCCATCTTTTGTTCCATGCGAATAATATTATCATTAATGCCTTCAATATCATCTATGATAGGTTGAGGGCCAGTACTCCAAGGGTTGGCTTGAGGTTCTGCCTGAGCTTGAGGTATGTCATCGACTGCACTAAAACCGAAGTCGTAATTAGAAAGGTATTCTTGTGGTATTTTATTCATTTAGAAAAAATCCTCTAGCGTTGTATGTTTCTCTGTACTCCATCCTATAGCATCGAGTATAGTTTTCAATGGTTCAAGATATGCCTTCTGAAATTGCAAATCATAGTCGACATATTTTCTAATATTAATTTCCTCAGGTAACACAGTTTGAAACGCTATAACATTTTCAAATATCGTGTTTGGCTGCTTAAGATATAGAAATTTAATCTTATCGCCTGAGTATATTGGAGCATACATCTTTTCTATCTTATTAATATTTATGTAGTGGTTGTACAGCAAGGCTGCTCTCACGTGTATAGGGCACGATTTCTTGTATATCGTATGTCTGTCTCCAAACTTCTCTATGTCAGATACGCCTCGAGGAAACGCTATGTCTTCAGCTTGCAATGTATTAAATTTCTCTCTACACTCTTGAATATATTTTTGCGTATTCTCTTCATTAGTGTTCATAATAACACCAATAGAATCTTTCAACATGGTTCGACATGACATGGGTGTTGATGATCTAACAACCTCGATTCCCATTATCTTCAGCTTGGGTGTACTGTATTGAACACCTTCTGAATTGTGCACATTGAGTGCATAGTGCTTTTTACCAGTCCATATACCCTTGTCAGCTATGACCTCCCGCTTCATTACCATCTTCTGCTCATAGCCGTTCATGTACTTACACAGATTGTTGTATGACTCTTCTAGCAGAGGTTCCAGCTTTTGGGAAGCAAATTGATCGAGGAGCTTAACACATTCCTCTGTAGTAGCATCTGCCTTTGATATCTTCTTCACAAGATTCTTTACACGAATATACAACGAATCTGTGTCAATAGCAATTACATAATCTTCCTCTTGGGTATTCAATATTTTATTGAGGTAATTATTAATTTCTTTTTGAGCCCACAGGATTGTCAACTGACCGGTAACGGTAATCGACTCGGCAACCCTCATATCGTAATACCTAAAAAATTCGTTCGAGAGAGCTCCGTAAAGCGAGTTCATTAAAATCTTAATTGCCATCTGCTGGTTATTAAAAGTTACAATCTTTCGTTCAATCTCATAACTTTTTTCTTTCTGGGATTGCTGTTCAGCAACGAGCATCTGTTTTTTAAGAATTGATCTTTCTTTGT